ATCCATTCCTGGTCTTTAAACTTAACATTTTGTCTTAAACCTTTTTTATCCTTAAAGGCACCTAGATCAAATTTTGATCTAAGTTCCTTAGAGGCAGCTTCTGTAAGTGATTTTTTTCTAGCCATATTTTAGAATGGTAAATCATCATCAATAGCAGGCTTTTTATCATCAAATAAAGCATCAAATTTATCTTCTTTAGATGTTGTATCTTTACCTTCAAGTGAATAATTATTAGATTCACCATCAAAAGCTACTGCTGGTTCAGAGATAATATCATCTTCTTCTCCACCTTCAGGTTTTAAAAATGTTTCTAAATTAGCTTTAACTTCATCAAAAGTAAGTCTTTTAAATACTTCTTTTGGGTTAGGTTGAGTATCTAAAGCTCTTTCAACTATAGTAGCATTATCACTAATAGGTGATTGCTTCATTGATGGAGATATTGTAGTTTTATTGTAAGGAGTTCCTGTTACTTCAGGACCTACAGTTGTTAATTTAATATCTCTTCCTCCTGATACATCAGTATAATCTCCAATTTCATCATCAGCTGCTAAATTTAAGAATGCTTGATAAACTTCTTTACCAAATTGCCATAATTTAACACCTTCTTCTTCTTCACCTCTTACAATTACAGGTGCAAAAATACGAGTTTTAGCATCTAATTTTTTAGCTAAATACCAATTTTCTTTATCTCCACTAGCACGTAATTGTTTTGTAAATTCTTGAATTGGATCTTTTTCACCCCAATTCAAGGGAGAAGCCATTACTCTCTGACCAATACCATAATAAAACATCATTTCAGTAAAAGGGAATGACTTATTGTACTTATTAGGAACAACTCTAACTTGTTGTTTTCCTACAGAAGGTTTCCAAAATAATGATTTTCCTGTTCCTTTATTTGAGTTTGTTTGTGATTGAAGTGACTCTAACTTCGATTTGATTTGATTTAAATCCATAATAATAACTTTTAATTTATTTTATAACTGTGAGTAATATACAACAAATACTTAGGGTAACCAAACTATAGTTCAATTATTTTATGTATTTTTGTTTTTAATTGTTTTAACTCATCATGTTGAGTTAATAATACGGAGTTTTTGTAGTGTTCCCAAGTTATAGGAAACTTAGTGTCTACTACTCCTCCGTTTAATTTTTTGATAAGTTCATTTAAAGCATTGATAGTATACAATGTGTTTGTTTCTTTTTTCCTATGAACTAAAATTGTATTTTCTGGTAAGTCAGAGATATTACCTTGATCTATGTTATATGTGCAAACATACTCGTCATTTTCCTTTACATACAAAACAAATATTTTGTTATACATTATATTGTATTTGTCTGTAATAGATTTTAGAAGTAAATCTAAATTCTCTAAGGTTGTAAATGTACAAAATAACTTGTTATTCAAATCTCCTAGGTTTTGATTAGTAATGTCCGAAAAATCGTCCATAGTATACATATTAGGAGTTTTATTTAAAATTGTAGTTGCTTCCATAGCATGTTTTTATTTGTAATTTGTATTTATTAAATAGTTTCTTTATCTCACCCAACACATCTTCTTCTTCTTTATCAACATCAAATAAAAACGAATCATAAGTATATAAAACTATCTTTGTTTTTTTATTTCTTAATAACCTTATTATTTCCCACAATATATGAACATTCATTGACGTCTCCAAATTTTGCAGTAAATAATTCAATAATTTTTGCGGTTTCATTTCACCAAGCTTATCTTTTTCAAATCGATGTTTTGAAATAGGACATTCAATCCAGCCCTTTTCCTCAAATTCTTGCCACAAATTATCAGTATATACTTGTACTTTTTGAAAAAATTCTAAGTCCTTGTATTGATCAAACACTCCTCCATACAGTTGCTTAAATGTTAATTCTTTTGCTTTTTTATAATCCACTCCATACATTTCCGCAAAGGCCATATGAACGTCTTTATCACCAAAATCATAACCCACCAACTTAGCCAACAAAGTAGGATGATAAGCGCCAATGTCAAACTCAATGAAATTGTCATTACGAGGGATAAAACACTCTCTTTGTCCGTTTTCTTTGTTAAGTGCGGCATAATTTACTCCTTTGAATTTATTACTTGGTCTTCCTGTGAGGGTTTTAAAGTTGTATTGCGTGTAGATGTAATCTCCGTCGATAGCATGAAAATGCGATTCGAATTTTGACTTATCAACTCGTATGCCACTTCTTTCAATGGCGTTGAAAACCACTGAAGATTTGTCATTGTAGAATTCATTGATTTTTCCATTTATTTTGTCTTTTAGGTTATTATATATTTCTTCACAATACTCATAGTGTTTAACTATAGGTATAATTCTATTTACATCTTTTTTATTAGGATATCTCCTATTAAAAATATGATGTGTTTGTAGTAGTTCTGGTATATACGGAGGGTTTTGTTGGTTTATGTCAAAGAGGCCTTTTAGTGGTAAATAATGTAAAAATTCCTTCTTATCACGCACATATATGCTACTAAATTTATGTAACATCGTGTTTATCTCCGTTATATTTATATTTAAAGTTTCACTATGTGATAATGGGACAATAAATCCTTTAGTTGATACTAACGGTCTAATATACAAAGCACAAATATTATTTTGTGCAGGATGTATTAAATAACTATTTGGAATTACTTCTATAAAAACTTTTTCCCAATTAGCATTTGAAAATTGTTCAAATTGAACTTTACTTTCAACTAACCAAAACATAACTTTTTATTTTAATATATGAAGGATTTATCTAATATCCACCTCCACTTGAAGATCCTCCACTAGGTGATGGAGGTATATAATTAGGATCTGTTGAAATGTTTGTTGTAAATTCTACTGCTTGTGTTTCTCCAGTTTCAATTACTCCCTCTTGATTTAAAGAATCAACTATTTCACCCCTGTAGAATCTTCTATAAAATAGTTTTCTATGAGCTGTTGATGTGTGGGAAGAACCCTCCATAGGTCCTTGAAATTCATGGATATGATAAGGGCCTATGTAATCTTGACCCGTAGGAGTAATTAATTCTCCTCCTCTTGTATTTAAATTACTTGCTTTCTTATATTTAAAATATTCTAAATATTGTTTTCCTAAATAATCTTCTAATCCTTTTTTATTTATTTCTTTTTCTTTTATAAAAATAGATCCTTTATTATTATTAAAAACTCTATCAATATCTCCATTTATATACCAATTTAAAGTAAAAGGTATATAATCTTCCCAAACCCATACTTTATTTTGAGTAAAAATATTATTATAAGTTTCTTTATCAATTTCTAAATACTCTAATTGATTTATCTTACATACAAAATATCTTACAAACATTTCTTTTTCATAGTCTTCAGGAGTAGGAAATGTAGGAGAATATTGAGGTTTTGATCTAATTAAATTATAATCAGTATCAGTTAATATTCCATATATTTCTACATCTTTAGCATTTTGTGTTTGATTATCGTAAGTATAACCATCCCAATTATCTGCATATGATACTTCATTTAAACTATCATTAATACCTCCATTTTTTCTTACTTCAGAAGAAACAATTGGGTCTTTTTTAACTATTTCTTCATTTGGGGGATTATTAGGATTTTTACCTGTATAAGCTTTACCATTAGATAATACATAATAAAATCCTGTGTAGGAAGAATTATTCTTAACATAATACCATTCAGCCCCAGGGGTAAATTGATTTTCTTTTATTTGTGATTTAGGAAAATAAGCCATTAAAAAGTAATATTTAAATTTGGAGCAAAAGGATTATCAGTTCCTAGTGGTGCATTAGCACCTCCACCACCTTCGTATGTGTATTTTTCTCCTGTTATGTTTTCTATTTTTCTAATTTCATTACTTACACCAAATGAATAAAAATTACTTTCTATAGGTTTATTGACACCACCTAATGCTTTAATTTCTAATTTAAACATTGGATCTTTACCAGTATTAAATAATGTTCCTACTAATTTATTTTTTGCCTGGATTGACTCTAAATGTGATGGAGATGATTTACCGCCATATTGAGGTCCTGTTCCTCTAGGATTACCAAATTGATCTCTTTGATTAGTATTAAACTTAAATCCTGGGGCCATGCAACCTAGTAACCAAGGTTTTGTATTTCCTTGTGCTGCTGGGGCTTCATGAATTAATACCCATTTTCTATTTGTGGTATTAAATCCATCAATAGGTCCTCCTGCTGCTAATATTTCATTTCTATTATTACTTTGATTAGCTATAATAAAATGGTTTCCATATTTAGGTGAAGTTCTTGAAGATATTGTGTAAGTTCCTGTAGGTATACAACTTTCATTATTTTTATTATCACTCCATGGCAATTCACATATTGGTAGTGCATATAAGATATTACCATTTTCATCTAACACTTCCATTAAACCTAAAGTTTGATAACCATTATCAACTAATCTAGTTAGTCTTAATCTTGTAATTTGATTTTCATTAGGATCTGTTGGTGGTGCTTCTTCAGCAGCAGCAGCTAATTGTTCTTGTTTTTCTGATGGTTGATTCGTTTCTGGTTCTGCTTCTTCAATTATTAAAGGTTCAAATCTAGGTACAGATTGAGTATTAATTGTAGTTGACCATTTTTGAACATCAATGTTATGATTAATAGCTTTTACTATAATATCAACACTATCTTTTTCATAAGATGGGGGTAAAATATCATCAGTTATTTGGAATTTTTCAAATAATTTTATTCCTGATAATCCTTCCATTTCTAAATTTAAATTAAAAGGTAAGAAAAAAGGTGAGGGAACTGTATTTGATTCTGCTAATATTCCATGTATTAATTTAATATAAGTAGTATAATTTTCACTAAGATCATTTGATACTTCTGGTGAAAAGTTGTATTTATCATAATTACCCCCCTCTTTTGTGCCTCCAAATTTATACATTTCTTTTAAAGGTAAATTCCCATCATCCTTAGATTTAAATAATTTTTCTACTTTTATAGTTTTTGCTTTTTCTAAGGGACTAGGTTCATCTTCTTTCTTTTCACTAGTATCATAATCTATTTTTTCGGGTATAATTCTGTCAACTAAACCTTTATTATAATTCGAAAATGAAACAGAATTACCCATAAGGTTATTTCCAGATGCTTGAGCCCCTATTGCTATCATTGTAGCAAAATTTTGTGGAATTTCTGCATCTAGTCCTATATTTGTAATAAATGAGCCTTGATCTTGTTTTACTCCAAAAATATTAATTTTTGTAAATTTTTCAGGAATTGCTTCAACAAGATTTGGTTTTGGGGTTTCATCATAAATTTTTATAACACCTTCATTTTCATCTAAAGTAACAAAAAAACTATTTAAATTACCCATAGATTCATTTATTCCTCTTAGTATAGTTTTTACATATGTTAAAACAGATATAGCTCCATCTTGATCTTTAGGTGAGGTTGCAATTGCTTCAGAAGCAAATCTTAAATTAATTAAAACATTACCTAATCTCCCTACATAAGGATTGTTATCTACTAAAAAATCTTGTTTAGCATTTAATGTTTTATTTAATTCTGAATTAGTAACGATATCATTATCATATTTAACTATTCCTTTAATTGTCATTTTATTATAAGCTACTAGACATTTATCGGGGTTTGTTGAAATATTTGGGGGACAAATAAACATAAAATTTTGATCATTTCCCATATTAGCATAATTAAAATCAAATTTTACTAAGGGGGTGCGTCCTCCTTCTCCTTTTGTAGAAAATAAATTACAATTTTCTTCAATAATTTTTAATAAAGTAGCAAACTTTATATAAACACTTTTTTCAACTTTTTCACTTCCCCCAAAATTTTTCTTTCCTGTATAGGTATTATCTAATACAAAAGCTCCATTTGTTATACCTTTTTGAGTTAAAAATAACCCCCCAGCTTCCCCTTTATATTTACCTTGTATATTTTGGGAAATATTATAAAATGTTTTATTTAATTTAGTATCATCTTTATAAGCTATTAAGGGATCATTATTATTGTTTTGTATTGTTACTTCTTTTTCTGCTTCTACTAATTCATTATATTTAGGACGTAAATAATCTAAAATTTCTTGTTTAGTAGCTGTTAAATTAAGATCATATCCTCCTGAAGGGTTTTTAAATGTTTTAAGAAATTTATTTCTATATGATTGGGGTATATTGCCTGCTTTTAAAGGTTGTTCACCGCTTTCTGCAATTTCAATATATGCCCCTATAGTTTCCCCAACATAATCATTTATATATTGTTGAAAAGTAGTGTTAGCTTTTACATCACTACTGCTAGATTGGTCATCTTTTTTAGGATCTGTTACATTTAATTTTAAGGATTCTATTATATTACCCATACCTATTAAAGATACTTCACAACTATAAGAACCGTCTGTACTAAAAGACCATTTAAAATTAGTTATCTTACCATAAATAGCTTCATAGTTACCAGAATATTTTGCTCTTTCTTGTGATATAAGATTTAACATTTGGAATTGATTTTTTGGACCTGGAAAAGTTCCTGGGTTTAATAAAAAATCTAAAGGGGTAGATTTAAACCCATCAAATGTTTGCAAATCTCCATTATTATCTAAAAAAGTAGACCAACCGAATTCTAATAAAAGGGTATATCCTGGTCTTAAATATAAAGCGTCTAGTAATTGAAATTGAGCCTTACTATAACATTTTATATTAATTGTTGCTTTGCTTAAAGCTCCATTATTATAATAAGTAGATTGAGCTGACTCAATTCCAGGCATAGGGACGTATCCTCTTTCACTTACCCCACCCCAACCATAGGCTCCATTAAATAATTCATTATTATAATTTAAACCTTTATGAAGTTTTACTGTTGAAGATGTTATTTTTCCTTCATCATCTACAGTTTCTTCTAGTGAAAGTGAACCACCCTGAAGTATAAAATTTTTAGCTAAGTTTACATTTTGTATAGATTCTAGAGGTACACCTGCTTTAACTAATCTATCTAAAACACTATTATCTCCTTCTTCTTCTCTTGTTAAGTTAACTGAACTTGCTAATCTTAACCATGGAGTTTTTACTGTATAATATTTTAAATTATCAGCAGATATATTTGTAGTTTGGCCTAAGGCTGTTTGTCTTGTTTCAACTTGTTTTTTTACAAATTCATCAAATGGATCACCTATAATATTGCCCATAACTTTATCTATTTAATTCATTATAACTATCAATTATAGGAGAAATATTTTGTGGTATTCTAATTTGTGATCCTATTGGAAGAAATATTGATGAAAAATTAACAATATTAGGATTAGCAATAGCTATTACCCACCATAAAGTTACATCACCATAAAACTGAAATGCTAAACTTTCAAATCTATCTCCCCATTCAGTTATAGCATATATATCATTTTCTTGTTGAGGGACAATAGGATATTTAGCAGAATTTCCATAAGTAAGTCCCTTATTTCTTAAGTTATTATTAAGAGTTCTAAATAATTTTACATCAGCATATCTATTCATCTGACTGGGTTTTTATAGGTTGGGTATATTTACTTAAACCATTTTCTCCTATGTAATTATTATTAATTCCATTATTTAAACTTATAAAACGCTGTTCTCCTATTTCTTCTGCTACTAATTCACCGTTTTCGTTATAAGTTAACTTTTGTCGTGAAGGTAAGAAATCTTGTACTGGAGTAAAAGCTAAACTAACCTCTATTCTATGAGGTAATTCTTTTACTGAAGGATCTGATTTTCCATCTGTGTCAATTGCTATTTCCCATGTAGTATCATCTGGAATAGTATATGTTAATGAAGTTAATACTCCAGGCACTTCATATAAATAACCTCCTACAGTCATTCTAACCATATTTCCTCTCATAAATCCTGCTTCAGTATAATCTGGTGCTAATGATGAAGCTAAAAAATTAAGTTTAGTAAACATAGGTATTAATTCAGCTTTAGATGTTGCTATTATAGTAAAGCCCATTTGTATATCTCTAGTAAATCCACTATAATTTTTAAATACATTACCTCTACCTACATATTGAACGTCATTCCAAGTAGCAGCATAATTATCTGTAAAACCATTTATGTAAGCTCTAAAATGCAAATATGTTGCTTTTTTTCCTTCACTTGGTCCATTATTTATAACTGCAATTCTAAATTTACATAAGTCATTGATAGGTAAATTATGGTTAGGTCCTTCAGCTTCATACATTTTTAAAGCTGTTATTTTATCTAAAGCTTCCATATCAAAAGCTGATATACTATAATCAAATAAATTTCTTTCTTTATTTACACCATCTACTGCATATGTTATATGTTGTCCAGGATCTCCCATTCCTGTTCTTACAGCTTTATTTTGGGTTACATAGTTTGGTGCTTTATGAATTATTTTAGATACTACATTTCCTGTAGTGTCATCAAATTCTACTTCGGAATCAATAACAAAATTCATAAAACTTCTAGGATATAATCCTCTACGAGTTGTTAATTCTGTTTGAGAATATATTCTAAATATATCACCATGTAATAAAGTAGAAAGACCCGAAGGTTGAACCCCACTATAATTAGGATAAGTTGAAGATAAATTTTTATAATTTCTTATAGCATTGTATGTAGGACGTTCTTTAAATATATTTGTTTTACCAACTCCTAATATAGAACCTGGTCCTCCTGAGTATGAATATAATATAGGGGTATCTGAATTTGTTGTAGTTGCATCAGGATTATAATTATATTTTGCTATAGGGTCAATAGCTGCTGCTAATGATAATTGTGAATTATTTGTTCCGGTTGATACAAAATCACCTAATAATACTAATCTATTAGCATTTTCTTCTTGATCATTTCGTACTACTACAGAATAAGGATTTAATGCACCTGCTCCACCTCTAGCATTTCTATTTACACCAGCAGGACCACCTAATGATCCTATAGGATTAATCCCAAATTTATTTAAATGAGCTCCTGCCCAATTAAAACCTGCTTGAAGTAAAGTTCCTAATGGTAAATAAGCACCTTGATTCATAGCCCCTCCTAAATAACCTGCTCCAAATGATGCCTGGGTTTTTACACTTGTTCTTGATAATAAATTTTCTTTTAAGGTAAAAAATATACCCCTTGGAGATTTAGTATCAATAAACATTTTAGCTAATCTACTTACATCTTTAAGTGCTTTTAAAGGAGCTAAAAAACCATCTCTTAATATAAAATCAGGACCTGATTGAAGAGGCATACCATCTCTTAAATATCCTGTTCCTTCTGGTATTGGAGTTACTTCATATGGTTGATCACTTGTACCTGAAGCAGGTCTATCCCCACCAAATCTTAAACTTTTTAGATTTGTTTTTAAATTAATTAGACGACCCCTAGACTCAGGTGTAAGTGTATTAGACATATAATATTACTTTAGAAAGATGATCCTGCAGGTAAATTATCTTTATATTTTTCAACACCATCACCTACAGCTAATGTAGTAGCGTTAGGTAGATTACCATTACGTGGTCTTACTGATAATTTATCTGGGTTAGAATCTAATGAGTATTCTTTATGTAATGTTGAAATTGCAAAATCAGGTGTAGTTGGTGTTGCACCATTATCTTTAGATAAAGGTGAACCATCTTTTTCTAATCTATTTACTAATGAATTTTCCATTTTTGTATTTTTTATTAATTAATTATTTATTATAAATATTACCCCATATTAGAGGTTGCTAATGCTAATGATTTACCTACTTTATTTCCATCAATAAACACATCACCACCTTCTTTAACTGCTACTATTAATTCTTTTAATAATGCCGTAACTTCTCCATTATTACCTCCTCCTAAACTAGTTCCACCAACTATAACATCATCTTTTCTAAATTTTTGAATTGGTTGGCCTGGTCTTGAAATAAAATCTGATGCTGTGCCTCCTGTTGTTGTAACTGTAGATGCTGTTGGTGTAGATGGTCCACTAATTAAAGTCGCTAAAGGATTAGAAACAAAACTTTCTACAAAGTTTGCTAACTTATCTAAAGAACCACCTTCTACAAAAGAAGCAAATATATCTTTTGCCCTAGCTAATGATTTATTGAATTTTTCTGTTGCTGATTGTTCTGATTTTCTTAAATAAACTTGTTCACCTAGAATTTCTCTTATTTCTTCTTCAGATTTTCCTGCTGCTTCAGCAGCTAATCTAATTTCTTGTAACCCATTAATTATAGCACCATTTTCATCATATTGTAGCTTAATTCCTTCTTTTTTAAGTCTATTTTGAACTTTTAAATTTTCCTTTGCTAATGCATCATTTTTAGCTCTTTTATCAAACATATCAGCTAATTCATCAGCTTCTAACCCAACAGCTTTAGCTAAAGCTTGTCTTTGAATAACATTCATTTTTAGAAAATCTTGTTGGGTTCCTACTTGTTTTGATATTTCATCCATTAGAACCCCAGTTTTACCTGCTAAAGCTGCTTCTCTTGCTTTTTCTAGATTTAACTGTTTACCTGTAAGTAATTCAGCTTCCATTTCTGATGCTATAGAACTTTCAAAGTTTAATAAATTACTAGATATTCCTTCCATTTGAGCTAGTTCAAAACCTAATCTTTTTGCATTAAATATACCTTGTGCAATTGCAAATGAACTACCTTTAAAATTAGCTCTTAAATTTCCTGATACTTTTGTTGCTTCTTCTAAATTACCTACTACATCAGCTGTTAGTCCCTCCTGTGCACTTAAAAATCCTGCTTGACCAAAATACTCTTTAGTCATTTCTTTAAGGGGTTTACCAGTTTTAACTGATTCTAAAAATAATTTTGCAGAAGCATCAGCACTTAAACCAAATTTTTCAGACATCATTGTAGCTTCTGCTACATTTGCTTTCATTTCTCCCCCAAAATCTTGTAATATATTTACTTGGAAACCTAATTTTTTATTAATAGCATCCATTGTTTTTAATAACCCTTCCTGGGTTATTGCAACACCACCTGCTGCTGTTGAAGCTAAATTAAATCCTGCAACTGTTTCATAAGTAGCATCTCTAAGCTCTTCAGCAGCTTGCCTACTAACTAATAAATTATTTGAAAATTTAGCTGTTTGTTCTGATGCTTTTTTCATTGCTCCAAATATAAGCTGAATAGCTTTTACAAAAGTTGTTATAATTGCTATAGGAGCAAAAGCTTTTCCAATTATTCCTTTTAATCCTTTAAATCCTGCTTTCATCCCAGCTATACCCGAAGATTGGATTTTTGCTTGATTTTTAGCACTTGATAATAGATTACGTGCTGCAGCACCTGATTTTCCTTGGGTTATATCTTCTAAATTAAGAGATTTTAATCTTTCTCTTGTAAGTCCTTTACCTGTTTTTAGCTCTTCAGTAGTTAATTTACTTAATCTTTCTTTTATATCTGAAGCTTTAGCATTATTTATTACAGTTTCTCTTGAAGCTTTAGCTGCAGCTTCGAAGGGTCCTGAAAGTACTCTTAAACCTGGTATGTCTTTTGTAAAGTCAGAAAAAGCAGTAAACCACATTGTTTTCCTATCTAATGTAGAGGATGATTCTGCTATTTTTCCAAATTCATTTGCTAAATCTTGAGCACTATCTCTTACAGATGATAACCTTTCAGCCTGAGCTTGGAATAATTTTGACTGTGTTTCATTAGCTGTTAATGATTTTTTTGTTAAAGCATTAATTTGAATATTAAGAGTTCTTACTATAGCTAATTGTTTAGCTTCACCTTTAATAGCTTCTGCTGTTGCTTTTGCTGATTTTGCTGCTTCATCTTGTAGATCAGCAAATCCTTTAGTTGCTGCTGTAATTTTAGAAATTTCACTATTAACATCCCCAGCATTTATTCCTAATTTTTTAAATTGTTTATTTGCTGATGCTATTTCAGATTTTACGTCTGCAACCGCAGCCCTAATATCAAGTACTCTTTTTAAGTCATCTTTTCCTAAACCTTCAAGTCCAGCCATATAGCAATTTTATTATAAATATTAAAAACTACTATTTCTTTAATCTTTTAGCTACATAACTTGGTGGAGATACTGTTCTTTTTGTTGGAAGTTGGGATTTATCCGGATTTGCCATATCAATTTCACCTGCTTCTTTTGGGTTTTGAGATTTTTCTCTAGCATCGTAAAATTCTTTCATTTTATTAAAAGTTAATCTACGTAACCAAAGAGGCATATTATATACAGTATGGAAATCGTAACCTCCACCACCATGGAAAACTATTTCGTGTATTTCATGAAATACTTTTACCCGATACTTTGGGAAATCATTTAAAGATCGGGCCAGAAAAAATTTATAGTAATAGGAATTGAAATTGTAGTTCCATCATCAGTTACATAATTTAAATCGACATCAGGAGCTGTGTCTCTAATATGATTTCTTAATGCTCTAGAATCACGAGCTAAGAGAAAAGTATCAACATATTTACGAATTTCAGATTTATTACTATCCCCATTAACCGAAACAATTTGATGTTTTAATTTTGTAGTAATTTCAGGAGCTGCTCCTTTACTTATTTTAGAAATCCCTAATACTTCTTGAGTAATATTATCAACATCTTTTTCAGTTAAATATTTATATTTTACTATAGTTCCATTTGAAGGCATTTCAAAAGTACCATAACCTTCATCTGTTAAAGATTTAATATCAAATGGTTTATTTTTAACTTTTGTTAAATCAATTGTATATTCCTTTCCAGCATATTCAAATTTATATTCTGAACCATAACCTAATATTCTAGCAGATATAAAAATTGCATTTTTATCTCCAGGATGAATATCTTTAATATCAAATTTATTCATAGTAAGAGCTTCTATTAATCTATCTAATACAATTCCTTTTTCTATATAATTCTGGTTAGTTAAAATATCTTCTTCTTTAGCAGTCATATATTTCATTTCTACTCTTCCAGATGATAATGGATGATCTTTAGGATAAATTTTACCTTCTGATGGTAAATCAACAAATTCTGTGGGGAATTGGAATTTTTCTTCGCTCATAATTTTTATTTGTTAATAACTTGTGTTTTATTATACATATACATAATACAAAAAAGCTTGACCGAAGCCAAGCTTAAATGTAAAATATATAAATTTTCTTTTAGAAATTTAATACGCAGTAATCCATTCCTATTGTTAATGAAATATTCATTACAGTGGTGTCATCATCCCAATTCATGTCACCAAATGCAGCATCTTTAATAAATGCACCTTTAATAATCCATTCTGATACTACATCACCTACAGGACCTAATACATCAATAGTTAAATCTTTTTTATAGAAATCAGAATAACCATCTCTACCAGTAACTGATTCATGGTGTAATCTTGTCCACTCCATTACTGCTTGAGCTCCTGAAGGGGTAATAGGATCAAATAATTCCATTGTTAAATCATTCCATCTTAATTTACCTTTTACTTTTCTATAAGTGTTTATATGATTTAATACTATTTCATCTTGCGCGAACCCCATTCCACTAACTCCTTTAATTATATACGATGGTATACCATCAACATACAATACAAATCTATTAGCTACTTTTGGTTCAAAAGCGGTGAAAAATATTTCGTTGGGATCTAATACTGCCATTTTTTATGTTATTTTATTTTATTATAAATATTATTGTTTTTCATTTTTATGCTGGGAAAGTTGCTCCAGTTGGTAAAATGTTAAAGTCTAGGTAAATAAATTCAGCCGTTTTAGTTGGTTGTAAATAAACAGCACCAATTAATTCATTTCTGTCAATTACATCTGGTGTGTTATTTGTATTATCCATTACTACTTTAAATGCATATAAACCTTGTCTTTGTTGTACTGACTCTAAGTAAGGATTAACTTGAGCTAAAAATGTATTTCTTGTAGCTGCAGTATTTTGTTCGAATACTAATGTATCAGCGATTTGTGAAATATAATTTTTAAGTGTAATTAGTAATCTTCTTACATTTACTCTATCTAAAGCAGAAGCTTTAGTTTGAAGTGTTTTCTGTCCAAATACTACAATTCCTTGTCCTGGGAATGAAGCTATAGGATTTACTTTTCCAGTATATAAATCATCTCTATTAGTATTAGTTAATTTTCTTTCTGCCTGATTAACTGCTCCTAATCCTCCTCTATTAATACCCGCTGGTGCAAACCATGGCTCACCTGCTCTATCATTGTAAGCATATACTCCTGGTATCATTGTTGAAGCTGGAACCCAAACTAAATCTCTTGAATCTGGGTCAATTACTTGTAACCAAGGCCAATATGAAGCTACATATGAGGAATCAACTGAAGCTGCTTGTCCTGTTACTTGTGTTAATGAAGCATTATAATTAACTAAATCCCCTACAAATATTGCATCTCCTCTAGTTTCACAATTTGATTGAATTGTTGTCCAACCTGCTCCTGTAGTACCATTTGCTAATATTAAACCTGGAGCTGTGATCATATTATATCTAAAGTCATCTCTATTTGCAAGTAGATTAATTGCTGTTGTATAATCTGTACCTACTAAACCTTGAGAATCTACATCATTAATGTTTTGATAGTAATTGGCTGGGTCACCACTTCCTGATATGTCACCTATACCACCCCCAAATGATCCTGAGGATGCAGCTGGTATTGATCCTGTAAATATAGATTTTGGACTTCCGGCGTTATCAAAATAATTAGGAGTTTGGAAATTAACTTCTTTTACTCTTACATATCTTGAAGCATTTGGATAAGATCCAGATGATTGTAAATAAACATCAGTTCCTGATCCTCTTACTGTTTGTACTTGATCACCAATTACTTTTGAAACATAATTTGTAGCTAATGGATCTAATGATATGTTTGAAAATGTTTCAACTACTTGTTTAGAAGTTTGAGTATCATTACCTTGTCTTATTAATAATGAAAATACACCTGATGAAGTACTTGGATTTGTTATTTCCCATCTAAAGTTATCAGATGATCCTGATGTTAATGTTCCGTTAGTTCCAACATCGGCTTGAGGACCAGAATTCATTATATTACCATGAGCTAATGTTTCTAATACAAAAGGAGATGTATCTGCAGTTAATGTTCCAGCAGATCCTGTTGGTATTAATGATGATGTGGCAGCACTAAAAGCTCCTGGAGTTACTCTAGTTACTAATAATGAAGTTCCACCATTTTGAAAATAATTATAAGCTGAGATCGATGTAAAATATGTATATTGATTCGATCCACTTAAAAATGTACTACCAAAATTAGCTAAATATTCAGAATAGCTAGTTACTAGTTTAGGAATATTTTGTTGACCTTTTACGGCTGGTCCAATAATTGCAGCTCCAGCTTGTACTGGTCCTGCTGTTATTTGTGATTGGTCGTTTTCTCTTGCTAAAACACCCGGTGATATTAATACTTCTGCCATTTTTTATGTTGTTTTATTTTATTATAAATATTGTGTTTTTTTTAAAAAACTACTCTATTGGGGTAAACTCTCCTGTTTCCAATGAGATATTTCCTTTGCCATATTTTTTTTCTAAATCTACAGCTATTTTTGTTTCTTTTTCTTGAATTAATAATAATTCATTTTCTAATTCTTTTTTCTTTTTGTTAAGATTTATTATAGCTACCTCAACTTCTCCTACATTACCTACTAAAATTTGAAAATCTTCTCTTACTTTTTTTATATTTTCAATTTCTGCTTCAGTTAAAACTTTTATTTTTGACATTACTTTTATTTTTGGTTAATAATTAATTTTATTATCAATTATACATATTAATAAATTATTTAAAAATTAAATTATTTTAACTATTCTTGTGCAGGAGATGGTGGTATTCTGTTTGTATTTATTCTATTTGAAGGTACTCTTGTTGATGGAGGATCTACATAATTAACATTGTCAGTATAATCAATATCTGTTCTACTAGCTTGAGAAGGATTTACATCATCTATATTACTTACTACTTCAGAATTAAATGTAATTGAAGCTTTAGAATTGTATTTTTTAATTGAAGATAGATCTTTTTGAAGTATATTAGGTACTATATAACCATACATTTTTATGCTAAAAGTACTTTTAACTAATCTATCTTGATCTGCAGGCATTTCTACATTAGTTGCTACTGAATCAATTCTAGCTCTAAATTGATATCTTTCAGGATTACCCCAATATGAATCTGAAGCATAATTTATTGCTTCTATTATCCCATTCATTTGTTCCATATAATAAGTTGAAATAATACAATCATAATTTAATGTTACATAATCAGGAACAACAACAGCATACATATTTTTTGTAGGTCTTCTATTATTTAATATATTGAATTTATCATAGGTGTTATTACTACTATATGATTTTTCAAACATTCTATAATTATTGGGAAAATTAGCATCTAATTTATTAGTAATATTTCTATTTTTTTCAATATTAGTTCTTTTAAAAGTAATTAAAGGCATCATTATTCTATCTTTTCTATCTCTAAAATACCCATTTTTTTGAATTTGATTCCATCTTTCAGAATCAGCATAAATAACGGGAACTTCTTCTCTTCTACCATTTTGAATTACTGTAGGTTTAATTACATTATTGAAATAATATAATATAGTTTCATCAATATCATATAAACCAACTGAAAAAGGTTTTACAGTATCACCTTTAAAAGAAACTTGATTACTTCTGTTAGTTCTTTCATAAGCAGCATTATTAGGATTACCAGCTTCCTTAGAATAAGGATGATGCATTCCTTTACTTATCTCTTTTTGAGATTTTGGTATTACTTTTCTTCCTTTACTTGACATGTTTTATACTTGATATTAATCTTTCTTCTGATATTGCTACTTTGTCTGCTGGTACATAATGTGTTTCGGCTATTATTGATACATCATAGCCAAAGTTTTCTAAATCTGAGTTGCCATATGGATTATATCCATTATCATCTTTATTAGGATAATCTGGATCTTTACCAACAAATAATTGATTATTAATTAAATTGTAAATTTCATAATATCCATTTTCATACCATATTATATCACCAACTTCAGGAACAATTACTCCTATGTTACCAGATCCATTAGCTTTTACTCCTGCTAAATCATCTCTTAAGAATTTAAATGTACGACCTCCTGCAAAATCAATACCTAAATCTGTATTAGGAGAACTTTGATCTTGTCTATCAATTAATGTATTAAGTAACATTGGAGCTTCATAATACTTTTCTTCAGCAGCTTCTCCATAAATATTAACATTAGTTTCTTCTAATCTAAATTTATAAAGTGCACATTCTTGAACAATAACATCCCACATTAGTTCTCTACTAATACCTCTAAACATGCTTACATCTCTTGCTGATCCAAATAATGCCATATTATCCTATATAAATTGGGTAAGGGACTGCTGCTTCAATCTTTTGTAATGATTCTGCTTCAGCTGCCTTAACCGCTAATAAATTACTTCTTGATGTTTCATCAAAATATTCTCTTAATCTTGTAATTAATGCCTCTTTTTCTGTTGTTGCGGCTGTAAGTAAATCTTGTTGATTTAATACAGTTTCAGCTCCAGGAATGGGTACTTGTGTATATTTACCTCTAATATACCCTAGTATTTCTTTACATAATGCTAGAGTATAATCAAAAATCCAACTTCTACCTATTGAATTAATTTCACAATAATCAGGATTACAATAATTAACATTTGAAACATTTGTTACATTAAATTGTCCCTTAGGATACTGAGATATTGGATTATTTCTATCTGATAATTTTATATACTGTATCCATAGAGTTCCACTATTTTGGGGTATAGGAAATATTCTTAAATTATTATTGATTAATTCAAATGAAAACTGTGACTTTCTAATTTGATCATTTAATTCTATAGCTTGAATTTTTTGTAAATCAAAACTAATAGGCATCAACATAAAATTAATTGCAGGTGAATAATTACCCCAACCAAATGTATCCATCATATTCATCATACCAGTTCCTGTACCAGCATAAGGATCAAAGAATTTTACAATCGCAGGTGTTGCTTCATAAAATACCCTCTTTACTTCAATAAAATCTTTATTATCTAATCCTAATGATTCTGAAGCCCATGTTTTTAAATCATAATCTTGTTTACCTGCTGTAATAGGAATTGATCCTGAATACCAAGTTGTGGTTCCTCCTGTTCCTGCTTCTTCTCCATACTGCTCTGTATAACGTACTACACTAGCAAAATTAGGAGTTACCAATTCATGGTTTAAATTTGAAGCTGTTGGTGATCCTTCAATTGATAAATAATTTTCTCTTACTTTATAAGCATATAATTCATTACCATAAGTAGTTACTGCATCTTCAAATGCTGCGTAGAAATTTAAATCTTGTAACTCAACATCCATTATAGGATAACCTAATCTTCTTGCTACATAAGTTACTACTTTGTCAGCATCTACTTGAAAATCATATTGATTATCATAGAATCCAAAAGGTGTATCTCCAGGAAAGAATGATGATGAACCAGGATAAATAGGGATTACAGCCATAATTTTATTTTTGTTATAAATATGGAAAAAAATTGTTTAATCAACAACCATTTTAATACAATAATAATCTTTTTTAGTAAAATATTTGTATTTCATTTCTTCAGTAGGTGGATTAACACTTACATGATTAAAAATAACTTTTTCATTATTTATTTTAGAAGTATGTTCTGCTACTTCTTTTGTAAAAGGATTATAGTAAGTTATTATACCTTTAGGTTTTAAATATTTTTTTACTGTAGGTAATAAATTATTAAAATTTTTATCCTCCCACGTATCATGCATTATACCATCATATTTTTTATCAGGAATGCTACTAAACCAATCACCTTTTATAGGAATAACATTAGGTTTATCTTTAGCCCATTTTAATAATCTATCAAATACTTGATCATTAATTTCAATTATAGTATGAGATTTTATATTATGTTGTTGTATAAAATTTGAACAAATACCCATACCAAATCCTATCTCTAATATATCACCACCATTTTCAGTTACAACTTTAGCATGTTCTTTCATAATGGGAGTTTCCCACTCCATCATTATTTCTTTTTCGTTTTCGTCTAAAATTTTATCTTTTAAAAACGTATACATCTAACAAGCAGTTGGAGCAGTTTTTAAAATTCCTTCATAACCTAATTGAAATTGGAAAAATGATCTTCCTGAACCTATACCAACATATAAATTTTGACCGTTAACAGGATATAGAAAGTTTGAGTCCCAAAATAATACTGATCCAAGAGCTAATGTAGATGAAGGTGAATATACAGTACCACCTTCAGCAAAACCACCAGTTAAATCATCACAAGCTGCAGCTGTTGTGTCCCAGGGTTCGATTTGACCTGGAGTTCCTGATGTAAAAGTATCTACTAATAAAGTATGAGAATTTGCTGTTGGTTTAGAAATATCATTAGACATAATATTAACTGTTTCATCTTTATCAGTTGCATCTGTATCACAAAAACCTTGAACTGCTACATTACATAAGAAAAAATCTCCTGCATTAGCTGATGTTCCTGTTCCTGATCCATTTCCAAAATATGCTTTTGATGAATGAGGAGTAGTTGTATTTTGACCACTAAATGCTTTTGCTTCTTGAAAAGTACCTGCTGAATTAAATCTCATAATTACATCAGAATACCCACTTGCTGCAGGAGCAGATCCTGAATAACCTGATGATACAAAAGCATTCCATGCACAAGATCCTCCTACTATTGTTCCCCTTCCATGTGCTTCTTTTGCAGTAAAAGGAGTCATTTCTGTTCCATTTCCATCTGCTTGTGACTCTGCTGAAAGTAATGTTAGTTGAGGTGAAGTTCCATAAACAGCAGTACATTCACCTGAAAAATAACTTCCTCCAGAAGGTCCTCCAGCAATATTAGTATATGTATTGTCTCTTCCACTACTAGGTGTACATAAAGTTGATGTACCATTAGCAGAAGATCTTCCTGTAATAGTATCTCCACCCCCAGAATTAGTTCTTCCTACTTCTGCAGAATTTACTGAAAATACATGACCCCCTGTTGAAAACCAACCATACACAGGTCCTTCTAACGCCATTGGATATAAAGGCATACAATCATTAGATGGTGCTTCTCCTCTCCAAGCTAAAATAGGACCATCTGCTAAAATGTAATAATTTCCTGTTGTTGTAGTAGAATAAGAATTATCAGATCCTGCATTACCTGTTCCAGCAGATAATAAAGTTGCTGTATGAACACTAGTCATACTAGTTACATTACTTCCTCCTGTTGCAGTATACATTACTTGAACATTAACTGATCTAGAAGTGTCTAAATTTTGAAAATAAAAAACAACAGTAGATCTATCTCTTCTTGTAGCAAAAGCAAATCCAGCATACCCTGCGTATGTTCCTATTAATCCAGGATTACTAGTATTATAAAGAGTAAAAGGTTGAGTACAGTGTATTTGATCCCCTACACTAAGAGAGGCTAATGATGTAGTCCCCCCTCTAGATGTTATAGTAGCTACAGTTGTACCATTTTTACTAACTGTAGTAGTACCATCATTCATTGCCATTACATTATATGATGTTGCGTATGGTATAAACACAGTATTGCACCACTCACCTAAAGTAGATGTTCCTTTCATTGTTCTTTGAAACCCTGAATTATTTTCATTTAAATTACTCTGAAAAGGAAATAAATTTTTTAATTGATAATTTGATTCGGGATTTACTGTAGAATTTGAGTTTGGGAGAGATGCTTGAGCTCCTACTGTATTAAAAGTATTATTCAATGAAAAATTAGTAGTTTGAGAATAAAATGTAGTATTATCCCATAATTTAATTACATTATTCCACACATTTGATAAACTTACTGCCATAATAACCTATTTTTTCTTTAATTCATCAACTTCAGCTTTTAGTTCTTTAACAGCTTCAATTAGTACTGCTACTAATTTATCGTATTTAACTGCTTTATAACCATTACTTCTTGTTTCTACTAAATCTGGGAATACAGCTTCTATTTCTTGAGCTATAACACCTACGTCTGATCCTTCATTAGCATGTATGGCTTTATCTTTATTTGCTTCAAATTCTTTCCAATCAAAAGTAACACCATTTAATAAACTTACTTTATCCAAAGCATTAGGTATAGGTAATATATTAGTTTTTAATCTTCTATCTGATGAGTAAAATGCTATTACATCATTAGTTGCTCTAATTAATCCTGTTGTTGAAACACCCGTAGTACCTACTCCTAATCCTGCTGTAGTAATGTCAACATAATTTTCACCTACTTTAAGTGAACCCGCTCCTCCTAAACCTTTAATTACTGTATTAAAATCTTCATCTGCACTATTAAATGTAGCATCTTGTGTATTAAAGTTTATTTCATAATCCCCAGCAGCACTACCTATATTTATTTTATCAGTTGAAGCATTATATGTAAAATTAGCTTCTGCATTTAATACTCCTACACTCGCATCACCAGTAATTACTCTATTATCAGCATTGTTATTTATAGTTGCTGTTCCTGTTTTACCTTGAGTACCTTGAGTACCTTGTCT